GTACGTCCCGTTGGAACCGGCAGTGCCTGTCAGTTGCGTGCCGATGATGGTTCCGGCAGGCACTCCAGTACCGAGCAAGCGCGAACCCGGACGCACGATGCCGCCAGCCGCCAGCGCCGATACGGTCAGAATGCCTGTGGTCACGGCGATTACGCCAGTGAACGATGCTTGGTCGGTCGTGGCACCCAGGGTCAGGATTGCAGAACCCTCGCTCATCAACTCGCCGACCGCGTAATTCGGCAAAGTCAGAGTCGGGGCGAGCGTGCCACCAGCCGTAGTGCCAGACGAAGCCTGAGATTTCGGATTCATCAAGATACCGGCGAAGTTGCCAGTACCGCCGGCGGCGGCGATACCTTCACTGGATACCGTGTAGGCTGTCGCGCCGATAATGTTGTACGCGGCGTCGGCGGACACCAGCGTAAACGGTTGAGATTTAACAGGCGAATTGTCGAACTGTTCACCGGGAACACCGAAACCTTGAGCGAGGCTTACCGCAGTTTGGAAAGTCATGGTTTATACCTCCACCGCTGCGGCGATTGGGCTGGCACCGCTGGCGGCACTGTCCAAACCGAAAGCGGTTTGTTGTGTTGTAGTAGATGGTTTGGCGGACATATAAGCATCCAGAGCAATCGTTGCGTGCTCAGGGGCAACCTTCAGTCCGAGTTTGTCCGCCGCATAAACGTCAAGGTCGTGGGCGTCCATCGCGGAGTGGTCAAACGCGCCGATAATCGGCGACACCTGGGCGTAACGCGCATCGCGTTTGGCTGCTGCGGCGAACACGTCTTTCGCGTCCAACCCCTTGCCCTGAGCGGCCTTGAGTTCGGCGTTTTCCCTCTTGAGCGCGTCGAGCGCCTCGGTGTTTTTGGTATCAGCCTCGCATCCTGCGGTCTTGAGCGCGTCCATGCCGGCAGTGAGCGTGTCGTTCGCCTGTTTTACGGCAGCGAGTTCGCCCAATACGCTCGTCAGTTTGGCGTCCATCGCATCCAACCGTGCGGTCAATGCCGCGTCCTTATCTTCACCAGCCATGATTAACTCCTTTGCGTCAAATGTCATTACGAAATGGTCTAAAACAGCGACCTCGGCACCCATGCGCCCTTCATCCACGAGGGCAACATGATTGCCTCGTATATTGCGCTGGATGTAGTCGTAGGCTTGGCCGTTAAACACGCCAGAAACCTTCTCGTACACACAACGAAACCCGGCAGATATTTCGATCTTGCCAGCGTTAATTTCCTGCATGATTCTGTCGGTGAAAAACTTTAAATTACCGCGCAAGAAGCCGTCCGCGTAGTAAACCTTCTCGCCGATCACCCCGTCGGCAGGCTTTCCGTCCACTGTCGGTAAATCGTTGTCGGACTGCCCGAGCAGGTTGTTCGGGTGGTCGTTTATGAACGGCACGAGCTTGAACGATGCGATAGTTTCGGGGTTGTTCAGTTCCGATTCGGGCCGATACACGTTGAACACGCGAGTTTGGTCTGGATCGCCGATGCTCCTGCCGGAATACTTGAACACGCCTGGACGGGAAATCGGGTTGTCTTGCACCTCCACCCAGCCGTTTATGTCTATTTTTCGCGCTGTTTGCGGGAAAATCATGTCAAGTAACGCGATTACGCCGGGATGCAGCGGGTTCGGAAGGCTGTCGGCATCAAACCAGCCGAACGCAGTGTGCTCGTCGTTCAGAGTCGGCGCGAAACTGTCAGAACACTCGAACGTGGTGAAATTCTCATATTCGCTAAATGGCTCAAGTCCGCATTCCGGGAAATGACCAACTTCTTCACCAGATTCGCGTATCGCGGCCTGCAATGGGGACTCGTCGCCTTCAATGCGCCCGCCAACAAAGCCCCATTCACCGCCATGGTCTGACGCCTGCGCACGTTTTAGCAACAACACCTTTCCGGCATTGCGATACATGATCCCCGCCGCAGAATCCCGCCCTGCGACGGAATAGGCTATGGCCGCTGCCTGCCCCGGCGACTTGCCCGCCCTTATTTCCGTGGCGATATTCTGGCTCACAGTAGCGTCAGATTTTCCGTGCTTCAACGGCATATGCGAATATTAGAATTTGATAATATTCGCATAATCTAATATTTACTGCGGACTTGTCAAACTTTTCTTGCGTGCGCTGAAAATCGCCTCGCGTTCGAGCTTGCGCAACACCGCGACCATGTCGTCGTCCGTGGTCAGCAATTCTTCGACGGATCGCGTGAAAAACCTAGCAGGGATGTCGGGAGACGAGAACTCCGGCTCAAAACGGGCGCGCAATCGAGCCATCATCGCAACGAACTCGTCAACGTTCATGCCTTCCTTGTTCGCGTTGACCACGTACCTGATTGTCTGCGAGGTCATGCGCTTGACCGTGCCCACAATGTCATTCGACATGCGCGTCCTCACTAGGGTTTACGGTCGTACCATGCTTCACACCGTTATACCCGCTGTCTTTGTCCGCCACGATACGGGCACGCTCATCTTCTGGCGAAATGACGCGGTTCTTGACGTAAATCGCCCCGGCCTGCGCCTTGACAAGATTAACCTTGGCCTTTTCTTCGTGCGTAACCACGTCGAGCGGATGCCATTTCAGATGTATCTCGAACTCTTTGCCGACTTTGAACTTCGGCTTAATCTCCGACCGCATCAACAACAAGTGATGGCGCGAAATGAGCGGAGTCAGGTCGTTCTCCTGGATACCCTCCAACTCTTCGTGATAGCTCGATTGCTCGTACTGTCCCGTCGAATTGAACCCCTTCGGCACGGTGCCCAGCAGTTTTGTCACCGGGATATTGCTGATACTGGCGACCAACTGGTACTGGGTCATGATCGTTTCGTCCAGCCCGGACAGCGATGTCTCGAACTGCTCGATTTCTTCGTCAATTCCTGCGATCTTGATACCGTGATTGTTGCGGAAGTACGTCCAGCTCGCAATCTTGTCCTCGAACGCCAACTGGTCAGATAGCGCCTTGTCCGTGTCGCAATGCACGACCGTTTCGCGCTTGGTCGCTGCCAGCATCGGGGCCTCATTCGCTGTGCGATCCGCCGCATATACGCGCTCGAAAATCATCTGAGGCAACGACAGCCCGGCGTACATGTACGACGGCTTGAGTATGTCGGCCACCTCCGCACCCTTGTAAATTATCAGGTGCGACCTGTGGATGCGCTGCCCGTGTATGCGCCACCACGTCGGCTCATAAAAATGCATCGACGCGGGGTTGGATGCGGCATCGCCGTTCAATTCTGGCGCGCACCAATATGGGTCAACCTGCACGATCCCCTTGTAACTGCCAGGAGTCACCCCGTCGATGTTGAACGGTTTTTCGTAATATTCTTTATCGCTCGATGTGACTTCGAACATGGCGATGCGGATGCCGTACATGCGACCGAAATAGATGAAGTCTCGCAGATTTGCCTTGAGGTTCATTTGCTTGTCGCGCATGACGATGTAGTCGAGCACCTTGGGCGGAACAGCGGAGCCGTCGTTGACGGTCAACTCGTATCCGTTGCGGCAAGCATCTTGCGCGGGGAGCCTGCACGCTTTGTTCACCAGCCAGTTCTGGGCGATGATCGCGCACATCTGGAACCCGATAAAACCGTGCATCGAGTAGAAATTCAACTGCGCATCGGTGATGATCGGGGATTGTATCTGGTAGGCGGATTTTACCTGGTTGAGGTTTGTTGCGTCCGTCACGGCGTCCATCGCGGAGCCGTTCGATGCGACGGGGCGCATCATGTCAGGTGTAACTTGGAATGTTCGCGCCAGCGCGCGTTCGAGCAGTTTTATGCCGCTCAGTCTTGGTAGATCGGTGGAGAAAAAACCGCCGTTTACGGGCGTCGCGTCGTCCGCTTCTGGTTGCGGAGCTGGTGTGTCGGGTGCGCGGTTGCGGCGAAAAAGCCAGTTGAACATGATGTTACCCACGTTAATTTGTGGGAATATTAGCATATTCTAATGTTTGCGCAACATTAAACAGCGCCTCGACACAATTCACCCTGCTTAATTACCGCCCCTCGGGTGTTGAGTCTAGTGCGCGACCCGCGATATGCAACGGGAACAAGCCGGCGGCCAACCGGCGTATAGAGAGGGGAGCGAACCCTTGTCGTTACTGTAAATTCTCCAACTTGAAACACGTCCGAAGGTAAATCGCGCTCAGGTCGTCAATACGGTTCAGCGCGGCCTGACATTGCGAGAACTTATCGCGGTTTTCTTCGATCCACAGCATTTCGTCGCGCACATAGGACACGATGTCACCGACAATGCGGTCGTTCACGCCGAATGTCTCGATCAGCCCGTAGCGGCCTTGGTGCGCCTCGATAGTCGTGTCAATTGCTGGGATGACAGCTTCGTAAAACTCGCCAAGCGCCTCATGGCGGGCGTGTGAGCCGTGTCCGGTGGTTGCGAAATGCGCCCGGTGCGCTATGTTGCGCGCCTGAAAAACTCTAGCCACTAATTGCTCGATCATGTCGTCTCCTGTTAATCAACTGAACCATCCGCCGCGCACCGGCGATTTAAAAAACGTGATCCCCACAGCGTCCGCGATGTCGGGACTCTGCCGGTTTTCCATGCGCTGCTTCATTTCGTCCTTGCTCTCGATAGTGATTCTACCAGAACTGTCAAACTTATATCGCGGCGTGACCAGTTCGCCCACCAGGTCTTCAGCAATATCCTTGTCGATCTTGGCGAACGACGGCTCGTCCTCCTTGAGCCAGTCGCGCATCTCCAGCCACAGGAAATCGCGCATCTTGAACGCCTGCTCGTCGGTCGGCAGGCGCTTGCGCTCGGGCGCTTTACCCGCCGCATCCACGCCGATGACCGGCATTTTCAACTCGGTCAGCCGGTCAACCACCCCGCCGCCCATGCCGCACACGTCAACGTGGATCACATCGCACTCGAACTGCTGGAAAATACTCACCGCTTGCCCGACCGTGACCATCGTGTCCTGCTTGCTGGCGATCTTGATGTGCTCGATGATCGGGCCGTGCCTGACGCAGAACACCGTGCGGTCGTTACCGAACCGCGCCACGTCCACGCCGAGTATCCGCCGTTGCGTGGCATCGGGCAGTCGTTCGCGCCCCAGACACGCTTCCGCCGACTCCACCGATATGAGCGCGTTGTCGTCAACGGCAGGAAACTCGCCGTCTGCGCGCACCCGGACAATATTCGACCCCTCGCCGTATTTGCGCACCAGCGCGGAGCGGTACGTGTCGGACACAAGCGGCGATTCGGAGCACTTGAAGTGCAGCGCGACATACGAGCCGCGATCCTGCTTGTGCGACCTGGCGAAAAACCCGGTGTTGCGTACCGGATTACCCAGCATCAGCAGCCGCGACCCCTCGCTGGACAGCGCGCCTTCCGCCACCACGAACACCTCATCGGGCACGCCGCTGGCCTCATCGATCACGAACAGCAAGCTGCCGCCCGATTCGCTGTTGTGTACCGCCGTGTCGTCGTCCTGGATGTCGATGTCCGATGCGTGGAACCCTTGCAGGGCGTCCGGCGTTTCCTTGCGGCTGGTGCGTGCGGCGATAAACCATTCCTTCGGCGCACCGTTATCGTAAACCCGGTCAGCAGTCAGCGTGAACAGCGAGGACAACCACAACTCTTTCGGCAGGCCGTCTTTCTTCGCCTTCGCGTCAGCCTTGCGCATCCACTTCGACATCTCTGCCCACAGTACGCCGTGCAACTGGTTCGCCGACGGCGCGGTGATGATCGTGCGGCTGAACTCGAAGCACTCCAAGTGCCAGAACACGGTCACGGCGGTGCCGCCCGTCTTGCCGGTGCCGTGCCCGGCGCGCACCGACACCTTCGCGCCGGGTTTGCTGATGGACTCCAGTAGGCGTAACTGTTGCTTCGTCGGGTTCATCCCGAGCCGCTGGCGAGCATACGTCTCCGGGCTGGTGCGCCAGACAGCGCGCAGTTTTCCGTAGCCGTCTATCTCGGCTTGGCTTATGGGCATTACGACAGCCTGTAGAACCCGCCAGCAATATGCTTGCGGAAAAACGCGCCGAACGCTCTGGCGGTGGCCGGCGCGGCGGACATGATGGCGCGCGGTACGCGGTACGAATGTGTGACGCCACGCACATGTACGGTCAGTACGTGGCTAGCGCGGTTGTAACCTATGAATTTTGCCATTTTAACTCCCTTTTCGTGCGATTATAACGCGCCTCGTGCTTTACGCAACGCCTCCACCGGAATACCGAACCGGGCGGCTGCGGCTTCCTCGGTGCGGTGGTGCGCGTCGGCGCGCATCCAACCGACTGCGTGGCGTATCCGCGCAGTGGTGCCGGTCGGTCGGCGCATGGCGGCTCTCACCGCGCCCTGCGTGATGCCGACTAGTGCCGCCGCCTCGCACTGGGTTAAGCCATGGGCGACGACTAGGTTGACCGCCTCGCGGGTTCGGCTGACAGACTCGGACAGCAGTGCGGTGACGGTCATATCTCCCCCGAGGCTTGCATCCGCGCAAGTGTGGTGTACACAGCCGATGCATGAGAATTGCACGCCTTGGCTGCTGCGTAAGCGCTGCATTTGTGCTCAAGCATGTAGTAAACCGCCCGCTTACACGCCGACATGCCGGCGTGCGGATCAGGTGCGGGCTGTGACGGATCAGCGGGTGCCGGACGGCATCCGAGCGGCAACTCAAGGTAGTACCCCGCCCGCCCAGGCATAATCAGCCAGTCGTAAATAATCACGCCAGTATCCGACATGTAAAAATAGTCCAGCGCATCTACCGTTAATTCCCCCTGCGGTGGCCTAGCCACTATTTTAGGTTCAGTGTGGGGGATAAAATTTAACGCCTGCAATTTATCCGACAGCGCTTTAAATTTAGCGGCGTCATTTTTAAAATTAAAATGGTGAACCTTAACTAGTATTTCTGACATTTGCATAACTCCGTTGTCGTTTAACCACAAGACACCCACTACATTAACCACAACAACCAAAACCTAACCTCTTGATTTTCATCAGATACCCACCGCAACCACCGCAACCACCGCCGCATCCTATCTCCCCCTAAATTTGGTGTAGATTGTATATGATGAGTTATGACTATAGCACCTATTTATATTACTGTATATAACTATCATAACATAACTCATCATATACAATCTACACTCACTCCTCTTAGGATAGGATAAAGTAGTGGTTACTTGGTTAAATAGGTCAGAAATACCGTAAATACAGTAACTTAACGTAACCACCCACAACTTAAAACGTGGTGGGTAAATCGTCCGTAGTAGTGGTTAATGCCGGAATATCAACGAGTTAGCCTTTTCGACATCCGTGAGAGTGCTGGAGCAATTTGCCGGGATTGCTGACGGCGGAGGGTGCGTGCCAATTTGCTGACGGCAGGAGTCGGATCGTGTTCGGTGGCGCTGCTACCCCATGCCAGTGGCGGGGATCGAAAACGACAATTTCCAAACCGCCGAAAAAATTTCCAATGGGGGTGGGGGCAGTCGGCGTTTGCTGTAGGGTGATTTTTTGGGCGCTACGGCAGCGATAGAGGGGTATTGCCGCCACGATCATGCCTTGCGGCATCCTACCCTACGTTGGAGATATTTTGACGCGCTACAGAGCCGCTATCGAAGCCGCGACAGGTTGCGCCAGGTTGCGCCAGATTGCGCCAGATTGCGCCCCGTAACGTGGTAACAATACGTGGTATCTCAAACGATAACAGCACATAACCCATTGATTGCTATGAGTTATGTGCCGTATTGCGGATACTGCTACAGCATTAACGACGGGTTATTGATCGTCCGGATCGTGCTCTAGTGTGCGGCCTTGCTCTATAGCGGGTGCGGTCGCTGCGGCTAGTAGGGCGGTAACGCCCCCTCCAGCTACGTTAACCGTACCAGTGTGCTCTACCTGGGCCTGTTGACGGTATCTAGGCGACCAGCAGGACAGCAGCTTAAGCCTTGTTTCTACACGTAATTTACTACGCGCTACGACTTCATTGTTGACGCGCTCTGTGCCGTCCTCTCCGATGATCTTGTCGCGGCTTGAGTCATCGGCAATCCCGAGCGCGTCTATCGCCATAGCATCATAGCCAGAATCCCTAGCGCGCGCGACTCTTGCGGCAAACTCTGCGTCTCGCTC